CTATTACTTGTTCGTCTCGTTTAGCTTCTTTTACTTCTGCTTCAACTTTTTTTACTTCTTCTTCTGTAATTTCTTTGATCGGAGAAAACCCTTCAGTAGTCTCGTTGGACTCTTGTACAGGTTCTCCCATCTCTGTGCTATCTCCGGATGGAACTTCCACAGATACCTCCTCTGTTTCTCCGATTTGAATGGCATCGTCTTCTTTTTTTATTTCAACCTTTGTTATATTTTTTTCTACTTCTACTAAAGGTTCTTTTAAACTAACTTTTGTAACATTATCTTTTTTGTTTTCTTTAGATAATTGTTTTACTTTAGGTTTCTTCAATTTGAATTCACCTTCTTGCTTGACCTCAACGGCCGCTTGTTTATCTGACATAATATAATATAATTAAATAATTAATAATTAAAGCGATGGCAACATATTAGTTGTATCCATCTCTATGTTTTCATTTTCAAAATTTATTGGTAATGAATCATTTTTTCTTTGAGTAATCATTTCACTTTGTTGAGTTGCTTCCATCTTACTTCTTTTATCTTTACGATCTTCAATAAGTTTTTCTTTTTCACTCATACCTTGTACTTCTACATTTTTCAACTCCATATCATTTTTATGTTGCATCATCATTTTTTGTTGATCCAACTGAGCTTGCAATTGCATACGATCTTTTTCAAATTCGCTTTTTGCTTTTTCATATTCAACATTAGCTCCTGATATTGCTTGTTGTTTTTGTACTTCAGACATAGCTGTTTTTTCTGCAGCAGCAGCTTGTGCTTCACTTTGCGCAGCTATATTAGCTTCTTGATTAGCTTGATCTTGTTTAGCTTTTTGTTTACGTTTAACTTTAAGCATTTGATTAGCTAATTTTAAATTTTTAATACCTCTTAAATCAATAGCATCTTCTACATCTATATTACCAGCTTGTAAAGCCACTTGAATATTTGCCTCTAATTGTTGTTTTTCTTCTTCATCTGGTTCTAATTCTAAGAAAATACCAAAGTCATGTAAGTTTAAATTAACAACTTCAGACAAGGTTTTAATATTATAAGTTGATATAGAGTTTTGTAACGATGCTTTTGTTAGTGGAAACTCAAGAGCATCAGCTACTTTTAAGCTAACATTTTCTGCTAATTTAAGAGTTAAATACAAGCTAGATTGTACAATATGTCTTGTAGCAACATTGGATGCGTTAGCGGCTAACTTCTGTAATCCTACAAGCGTGTTACGGTCTGGTAAACTACCATCTCTAGCTTCATTTAATCCGGTCACGTCTCTAATCATTTGTAAATAGTATTGATACGTGCTTATTAAACTATTTATTTTACCTTGACCAGTTGAAGCACTTAATTCTTGTATTGGTACTTTGCCTGGATTCATATCACCTTCTTGAGTTAATGATCTACCTACAATACTACCAGTTTGAAAATACATATTCAATGCTTCAGCAGGATTATAATTAGTACCGTTACCTAAGTCTACTTCAGCTAAACCGTCCATGTCTAAATAAACGCCATCTGGAACCATACGTGATATAACTTGTTGTAACTTTAAATGCGTTAATTGTATCATATCCGCAAAACCTGTACATTTACTAACTAAAGATTCTATTCTACCTTTATAAATTCTTGGTGCACATATAGCATAATTCATTTTCACCTTAGTTGTATCAGCATAAGGTCTTGACATATTTTCTGCTAACTCCCATTTTAACATTGTATCTGTACCTAAAACTTTAGCACCGCTATATAAAACCTCTATTGATCTACCAACTCTTTCAAACATATCACTTTCAGGTGGATTAAATGTATCTGGTTTTTCAATAGCTTTTACTAATCCTTGATCAGTTTGTTTTATTTTAAATACTTGATTGTGATAAGTTTTATAATCAAAATATAAAACCTGCACAGTGTTTGCATCATAATCACCCCAACCTGTAATATATGATCTATTACCAGGCATTTCTTGTATTCTTTTTAATTCTTCTTCACTAATATTAGGAAACTCTTTTTTAAGTTCTGGTATAGTAATAGATTTTAATTCACCAACATAATATATATCTTGAAAATTAGGATCTTCTGTGTATGAATATACCATATAAGCTGGATCAACATAATCTACTGTAATACCTTCAGCTGTATTAAAACTAGTTTTAGCAGCTGCAATACCGCAAACTGTTAAATCCATGTTTAATCTACGCCTTATTAAATCATATTTGTTTTGTGCTAATACACTAGATATTGCTTCTTCTTCAGCTATTTCTACACTTTGCTTATAAGATAATTGCATGTGTAGTTCTAATTCTTCTGTTGTTTCTGGAATAATATTAGGATCTGGGGATTGATACAAATCTAATCCTAATGTGTTTTTTAGGTTTGTCAAATACTCATCAGATAACATGTCTTCATATATTTTTGAAGCATAACTAGTTCTTTGCTTTATAGATTCAGGATCTTGAGCATAAGCTTTAATATCATAAGATTTTGATGATATACCATTTACTACTATGTCTACAAATTTAGATAATATAGGAACTGGTTTCCAGTCTAAATTTAAATAAGATAAATCTCCATTTATAGCTAATTCATCTTTATATTTTTGTATTGATTGCTCACCTCTAGCATAGGATCTTAACTGATGAAAATTATTCCAATTAGTTAAATATCTATTACCACTAGTTCTTCCTTGTGAAAACCATTCTTGTTCTATAGCTTGTGCAACCTGTTCACCATATTTTAAACTAGCTTTTTCTGCATCACTTACAACTTGACTTGGAAAAGGACTATTAGTATTAGTATATATATTCATTTAATCTATAATTTTTGATTTAGCACCGTGGTTATTATATTTTTTTATACCTAAATCCACTGGTTCTAATTTTCTTTTAACTGCTGGAGTATATCTATGCTTATTACAAGCCATTAATGCTAATCCAGAACTAATAGAAGCATCATGTGTTGTTCTATTATTTATATTGAATTTTGCCCAGTCTTCTAATGTTCTTTGAAAATACATATCACCATATCCAGTTTCTTTTAATCCTACGAAATGTTCTATATATGTTTCAATAGCAGCTGCATGAGCTTGTTTTATATCTTCACTAGAATTAGGTATACCACCTATTTCTCTTTCTGTAACTGATAATTTATTTCTTCTTTTATCAGGACGATTCATTGCATAACCTCTATAACCTCTACGTTTAAAATAATAAAGTAATCTAGGTTTATTATTTTCAGCAAGTATTGGCATACCATAAAAAACACAAGCCATTAATACATCTTCAAAAAATATCTCAGCAGTTTGAGGTCTAGCTATATATTCTAAGAAAAAATGATTAGGTGGATGATTTTCCATGCTAAATTTAGTTAAACCATGTAAAGATCCATTAGAACCTCTTTTATCTACAGTTCCTGATATATCATATGGATCACATCCAAATGCTCCCATATGTTCATTACCTGGATAATTTATACCATTTTTATTATATCTTCTATTTTGTAAAGATATGTCTGGTATCCATGTAATATAAAATCTTCCATTATTGTTTGGAACAAAAATAACTTTTGTATCTTGTTCACTGTTTTCCCATTGAAAATTACCTCTAGTTACGTTTATACTATTTTTTAAATCTTCATTAAAATCTACTTGTTCATAGATTTTTGTTAGATTAAATAAAGATTGCTTTGATTCATCTCTAAAAGCATGTTTAGTAGTTCTTGGAAATTGTCTATAAAATTCATTTAAACCGTCTTG